GGGTGCCTTCAGCTGGGATGTAACCAAGCCCACTGCCCATGCCCCGGTCATTACCCCAGAGCAGGTTGTTGTTCAGGTGACGCTCCTCGTCACGGATCAACATGGCGCGGGCATACTCCTCATCCTGTGCCGTATAGGTGTAGATGATGTTGGAGTTGACGTACCGATCGCTGTAGATACGAGCGGAACGAATCGTGATGTACTGCTGTGCCGCATGAGGCAGGTGATCCCATGGCAGCTTCATGACGATGCGATCCACCAACAGTGGACCAGTCATGTTTTTGCCAAAGTCAAACACCCGCTTGAAACGGTGATACACCCTGTCTCCCCGTGCCACGTACTCCATGTCGGGGTAGCGGTTGGGAGAGAAGATCACCGCCAGTGCGTCGTCACTGATCGGGAACTGATCGCTGGTGTCCTTCTGCAACTCCACGTTGCGGTCGGTGTTCCAACTCCAGCCCTCGGCCTGCACATCCCGGCTCACCTCATGCAAGGTGCGGCGAGCCAGGGCACTGTCGGTGATCTCATTCACCGTGATGTCACTGAGGCGATCGATCGGCGCTTCACCGATGACGCCAAGCAGCGTGTTGATCGCCTCTAGTTCCGTCATCAGATCACCAGGGTTACGTCGGTACCAGTACCGGCTGTGGCCTTGGCGATGGTGATCACGTCACCGATCTTGTAGGCACCGGTACCGGAGTTCTTCACCACAGCACCAGTCACCACACCGCCTGCGGCAATGAGGTCAACAGTCAGACCAGTGCCACCGCCACCGGTAGTAGCCAGGCCGGTCTTGGCAGTAGCGCCACTGGTGCCGTTGCCAGTCACCGCCAGGCTGCGACCAGCTGCCAGGTAAGCCAGCTTCACGCCATTGGTCTGGGCGCCACCAGCAGCAACCAGGCCATTCACGCCAGTCACGGTGTAGGTCGGTGCAGCACTGGGAGTGCCAGCTGCTCCAACAGTTCCGGTCTTCAGGTCAGCAGCCAGGGTGACCAGCGGCACTTCTGCCATCGGGTCATCGTCTTGTGCGGCTTGCCAATCCCAGGCCAACGCAGTCTTCACTGCGGGTGGGTTGATCGTGGTGATAGTGATGGCCATAAAAAAAGGGGGCATCTCTGCCCCCCATCTTGCCTCTGGTTGAGAGTGACTCAACCGTTGTGGATTTCCACCACGCACTCGGGGCGAAGAATGCCGAAGCCACACGCATAACGTGCAACCATCAACGTAGACTGATACATCACGTTGTAGTCATTACCGGTCATCTGCATCGACAGATCACGCAGCTTCAGCACACCGGCTGCACCCTTCTGGAAGGCGAGCATCTTGGTGTTGCTCATGTTCACAGAGGACAGAACAGTGTCAGCACCACCGAAGGTGTAGCCCTGTTCACCAGCCTTAGCGGTGACATTGCCTTGCTTGACGTGGTTGCTGCTGTAGATGTTGAACCCAGCCAGCTTGGCGATCTGGCCTTCCTTGTAGGAACCGTTCGCGCCTTGCTGGTTGAAGTCGAAGTTCACTGCACGGCTTGACTGAATCAGCGTGTAGTAGATCTCCGGGCTGCACACCAGGACGCGGCCATCAGCAGGGATGTCCTTCTCGTCCAGCGCCTGGGCAGCAGCGAAGACGCTGGCAACCAGATCATCGGGAGTCGGAGTGGCCTTGTTGATGTCGATCCGGGTACCAACCCGGTACGGATCGTCGGGGCTCAGACCTGCAGGCAGGTTGGCAGTCAGGTCGCTGGTGGAAACACGAGCGCCAAGGGTCAGCACACGAGCGATGCGCTTGTCGTACTCACGAGCCAGGGCTTGACCCAGCTCCTTGGAGTAGATGCTGCGAATGTCGTAGTGGTTCTTGGCCTCGTCCAGGTCATACAGAGCGGCGTCTGCAATCAGCAGATCGTCGATCTTGATGACCACTTCGTTCTGGGCCATGTTGCCCTGGCCTTCGATCATTTTGCCCGGTGTGTGATACCGAGCAGTGAAACGGCCAGTGACAGGGAATTGAGCGGACTTACCGTTCTGGATAGTGCGCTCTTGGACAAAGCCAGAGAAGATGCAGTTGCGCTTGAAAGCCTGCAGCACTTCGCCGCTAAAGACTTTCAGGAACAGAGCATTGTCTTTTGCCCAGGTGCCCGAGTCGTTGTTAATTACACCGGGCCTGGACAGAGTTACGTCAGGTGCAGCCACCGTCGGTCTCCATGATCAGGGTTTACAGGTGATCAACAGCGAGGCATCACGCCTCTCACTCCTTGCTCCTGGGGTATCGGCGTACCGGGCCTAGGGCAGAACCGTGATGTTGGATCTGCCCATAGTTCTACACCAACATCAACGCGACTGGAAGACGTTGCTAACAGCAATCCGCCTTTCAACCTCACGGATGTATGCCGGATCAGGGTTGGTCCCGCTGTAGCGAGGGTCATTCATTGCTTCCACCACCTGAGCTTCACTGGTAAAACCCTTGATCTCAGACGATGGTGCACGACCACCTGACAGCTTGGGTTCATACCCATTGGTCATCATGAAGTCATACTGCAATCCCTTTAGTTGATTGAGGATTGCACCCTCATCACCATTAGCCAGCGCATTGTTGAATGCTGTCACCCGTTCCTCAGGCAGGTTCTGCGATGCCCACCCAGCAATCCGCTGGTACTGCTGCTCACCTCCTGCCTGCTGCATGATGCTGTCCCGAATCCGTTGCGCCTTCTCGGCATCAACAGCAGGAGCAGGTGCTTCCTCCTCCTCGTCCGGTTCACCCTGCTCAGCCTCCTGGTCAACAGGTTGCTGCTGCTGTTGGGGCACTCCGCCCTTCAGCCGGCTGTACTCAGCCTGCAGGCTCTGGTACGCCGAGGCCAGGTCATCAACAGACTGGTACTTCCCAAGGATCAGCCCGCTGCTCTCAGCCGCCTCGTCGTACAGCTCAGCACGGGCTGCTTCAACCTTGGCCGACTCCTCAGCAACAGCTGAAACCTCAGCTGGGCTGCTATCCATTCCCATCTGCACTTCAGGCATGGTTGAAACCATCCCGAATAATCATGTGCCCTTCACCACTGGGGTAGGGAAGGGCTCTCGTACCAGGCGGTAACTCAGACGCCTGCTTCTGCTGGGGCTGGTGCTCCTGTTCCTCCTGTTGGAGGGGCGGCAGCTGGCTGCGGCTGCGGCGGACTGGTGAGTCCATTGTCAACAGCTCCTTGTGTGAGTTGCTGCGCTAACTGTACCTGCTGTTGCTGTGCCATTTCAGCTTGCATGTCCTGTTCGGATTTCACCAGTCCCGCAATGTCGATACCGTCTGACGCTGCATAGCGGCGGATCAATTCGCTGGGGTTGATGTACTGCAAGAACTGCTCCGGTCCGATGCTCGCTGCCACCACCTGCAGGAAGTCAGTCAGCCGCTGCTTGTCATTGCCGCGGCCAATAGCCTCCAGGCCCGTGGTCACCTGTGGTTCCACTAATCCCTTGGGTACCGGCGGCAGTTCACCACCACGTTCCATCAGGTGCATTACCCGCCGAATCAATGGGATCTGCAGCTCTGCACTCAACAGGCTGTACACCCCGCCGAGGCCAGCTTCCAGCATTTCTGCCATCAACCTGATTTCGGCTGCTGTCACCCGTTCCGCATCGCGTTGCATCGCCTCGTTGGAGAGGAACGTGAAGTTCAACCGACGTTCGATCAGCTGCATGGTCTGCAACGCTGTCGCAAAATCGTTGGCCTTCTGCACCTGCAGGAACTCAACGTCAGCTGCGTTACCCGCAACTATTGCCCCGTTCTCAGCCCGAGCCAATACATCAGCACGGGTGGTGCCATTGGGGTTGACCAGGCCGATGGCCTTGGCCGCAATCAGGCTGCCCTCCACGATTGCTTTGCTCAATGACTCCAGGCTCTGGAGATCACCGAGCACCTCCTCCACCAGGCCGCGGCCATAGCTCTCACCAGCGATCCGGTTTAGGCGAAGTGGAATCCAGGGGCTGGTTTCCAACTTGCTAAAGCCAGCCGTACCAGGGATGCGCTTGCCGTCGTACTCCTGGTACCACTGCACCGCCTTGTCGCCACCCTGGGGATCAATGCTGACGTGGGTGTACAGCTCCTCAGCGTCCTTATCATCCTCGCCTTGGTGATCAGCACCAGCCGGTAGATGACGGGGTGACACCAGTTCACGGATCACCATCTCCGTCACGTTGCCATCAGGATCACGATCAACGCAGAAGCTGCGCAATCCGTACATCCGGATGGTGTCACCACCCACGTACAACAGGGCGTTACCACCCACGATCAGGTGCTTGATTGCTTCAAACAACGCTGGCCGTGATTGCAGTTGATCCATGCGCTGCAGGATCTGCCGCTCCATGGAGGACAACGCAATGTCCAGCTCACTCATCAACTGGTTGGGATCGGCACCGCTCTGGCCGATGTATTCCTCCAACTGGCCGCGGTCCATCACCAACCGGAAGAAGGGTTGGCTGGGGGGATAGAGGGCAAGAAGCAGCTTGGCGCTGAGGTTGCTCACACCCCTGGCACCAGCACCTTGGTAGAGGGAGGGGAGCTTGTTGAACTGCTGTCCAGTCCACCCGTAATTCTGATCTGATTCAGGGATCAGGGTTGGAACAGTGAGTGCCGAGCAGTCGATGGCACGACGCAGATACTGGCTACGGAATAGCTCCAGGTCCCGCCAGCGGGATTCAGCGGTGTCTTTCATCAGGCGAGTTGCAGGCCAGCGAGGAGATTCGAGTTGGTACCCAGGCCACTGACAATGGCCAGGGAGCTGAGGGTGTTATTGGTTGAATTGTTGGTATTGCGTTGATCACCCAGTGCGGCAGTGGTTGCACTTTGCTCCACCGCTGGGATGTATGCCTTGCTGAGTGCAGCAGCTTGGCGTGCCTGTTCTTGGTAGGCAGTTTGTGCAGCCTGCGCCTGTTGCTGAAGCAGTGTCTGGGTTGAGGCGGCCTGCTGCTGCTGAATCAACATCAGATCACGAAGTTGATTCACCCGTTGATCAGCTGCGCTTTGGATGCCGGTGATTTGGCTGCCGAAGTCAACAGTGAGTGTTCTGATTTCTTCTGCCTGCTTGGCCTGCATTTCATCGATCTTGGCCTGAGCTGCATCCATCTGCTGCTGGTACAGGCTCTCGATGCTCTTGTAGGAACCGTCGTTGGGGACAGCACCAGGGGTGCCACCGTCAGCAGTGGTACCGCCATTGGCTGCGTTGCTACCAGCACCAGCACCCATGTAGGTGTAGCCACCGGAAGCGTTACTCAGGAACAGTGGGCTGAGACCGCTGGCATCCGCGGTGTGGGTTTTGACGGTGCCAGATGTGCGGCCGAAGGCCTGCCATTCACGTGGTGTGTAGGTGGCAACACCGTTCTTTGCTCTGACACCAGTGAGGTCTCTCGCTCCTTTGCCTAGTTCGACATTGGGATTGCCGAGGGCATAGGGAGCCAGCTGTTCAGCGATAGCAGCTTGACCAAACTTCCGGTAGACCTTTTGTAATTCTGAGGCGCTGATCTTGCCATCAGATCCGGCTTGGGTGATGGCCTGCTGGATCTTGGCCTGCTGCTTCTGTTGCTTCTTGCCCATGGCAGGGAGGGGATGAATTGCTTATCCATCAACCAATCCCCGCAGGAATCGAATGACAGACCTCTGACCAGAAGCGTACCGAACCTGATCGAGTGAGTCAGTCAACTCTGGCGTCCGCTCTGGAAACAACTCATCTAGTGCATCAAGCATTTCATCATCAAGCTTCGATGCAATGATGCGCTTCAGTGCGTCGGGGGATTCCATAGCTTCACCTCGTGTGTATCAAAGTTGTACTCCCCAGCACGCAGCACCCTCACCAGTCGGGCCTGTTGCGTTGCGAAGTCGGATGGCTGCTCCACTTTCCCCTTCGTTTCATACGCCCGAACAATCGCTTCCCAGCAACCCACAGGGTCTGCGAGGTCAAATCCATCGACGAGCTTGCGGGCTCCAACTGGACCCATCCCTTTGCAACCGGGGATGCCGTCGGTCGCGTCACCCGTGAGGATCTGTTGGTACGTAAAGCGCTCTGCATGTTCATCCGTGTTCCGCTTGATGATGGTGTCACCGCTTCGTTCAACCACAAGTCCATCTTCAGGCTCTACCTCCCTCCCTGTATCTAGCCACAAGTGTACTCCAGGTATCTGCATCAAGTCTTTGTCGCCTGATGCAATCACCACTTCATCGCCTGTTGACATCGTGGCAAAGATGCCCATCAGGTCATCCGCCTCAATCTTGCTGAACATGAACGCCGTGTCCTCGGTCAGCAGTTCAGCCCGTAGGTGCTTGTAGCCAATCGGCTTGGGTGATTTCCGGTTGGCCTTATACCCAGGGAACAGGTCCCGCCTGAATGCACTGCGATCGGTGAAGCAGTGCCACACATCACCTAGCTCACACCCCAGCAGGTGACACCAGCTATGCAGCTGTTGCCAGTACATCTCCCTGGCATGACCCGCCTCGCTGTGTCTGGTCCACACATCAGGAGCCAGCTCCACCTCCACCTCGGTTGCTGCCATCGCACGGAACAGCAGCATGTCCGCATCAAGAAGGATCCTCATGCCGCCCCCTTCACCCGGACGGGCAGCGGTTCAGACACCTGGCCCTTGAATGGAGTGGGCAACACCTTGGTCACCCTTGGGATCGTGGCCTTGCCTTTCTTTCCGCTAACCCACTTCACTTCCACCAGCTCCTCGTGGTGCTGCTTGGTGTAGAAGCGGTGGCCACAGTATTCACAGTGCCTGCGACGCACGACGTTCTCGCACTCATCATCAAGCTTGGTCAGGATCACCTTGGTGACCCATGCCCCACAACCGGGGCAATCAGGCGTCATCTGATTCAGTGGCATCGGCTAGTTCCTGAGTTGCTAGTTGATCAATGAAATCCCAGATGGGGTCTTGCATGTCCAGCCCCATCTCCATAAACCAATGGGCAAGATCGCCCAGCGCATAGAACGCTTCAGACTTTCCATCACCCATTGAACCCACGTACACAGGCGGGTGACCATCACGGTCAAAGCACTGCAGCGCCACCGTGTCACTGATCCAGTGGCTTTCGTTCAACGGCGTGCCTGCGTAAACGGTCAGCGACATCCAGCACCGTCCGATAACAGAGCGGAGCTTCTCTCTTGTCCGGTGCCCACGTTTCAATTTCGTTGGCCAATTCAAGAAAGACTTGAGCCATACGGTGAGTGTGGCTAAGGCCATAGCGCGAATCTGGAAACCAGTACACGTCACTACACCTGCGGATCAACAGGGAATTGTCTTGCGCAATCCCTGAGTCCTGCCATGGCTGCTCCGTATCCGTTCCAGAAGGCTTGAGCGTAGGTGTAGGGGTAGCTCCCTTTTTCCCACTTGGCGGATTGTTCGTTGAAGTTTTGGATGGCATGGTCATAAAGGTCGTTGATGTACTGGCCAGAGATTCGGTAGTAACCGTCGGGCAACGGTTCAGTTGTCAGGTATTTTGGATGAATGTACTCTGGGTGGATGTACTCCATGGCTAGAAGGCAGCGTGGTTTTCAATGGCCTCTAAGTAGCGGACCGCCCGCATGAGGCCCTCAAGGTTGTCGCCTAGTTTCCCTATCCCGCTGTTGCAGTCAAAGCAAAGCAAGCCGCGGATGTTTCCCGTTTGATGGCAGTGGTCTACATGGAAGGCACTGCCACCTTTCGGCGCCTTTGCGTTGGTGCTACTGCAAACAGCGCACTTGCCTCCCTGCTTTTCAAGCAATGCCTCGTAGTCTTTCAGCCCAATACCAAACCTGCGGCGAAGGTGAGCCTCCTTGAATTGCCTGGATTCCAGGGCTCGTTTCTCAGGGATGGCGCGTCTTCGCTTTCTTGCTGCAGCCACGCTTGCTCGGCGCTCTGGAGAAGAGGCGTAAAGCGCCCTCATCTTTTCGTTGTGGCACGGATAGCATCTCCACTCAACCCGGCCATCGGATGGTCGGGTGTAGCTGGTTTTTGCAAGGCCACATTGCGAGCACGTAGTGGAAACTATTCTGGTCATACAGCCACCTCTGTTTCGGTGAAAACACAAAGCCTTGGGTGATACTCAAGCTTGGACATCTCACCAAGCACCCCAGTCACGCGGTTCTTTTTGATCCAGCAATGAGTAGTGTTAGCCTCGCGTGAATCCTCTGCCCTAGGGTTGCGAACCAGCATCACGATCGTGTCGGGGATCTGCGCTAGGGAATGAGATCCTCGTAGTTCGGCAAGTGTGGGCTCGCCTCCTTCTTCATGCGGTTTGCCAATGCCTGTCGATCTCGATAGGTGGCAGACGACGAGCATGGTGAAGTTGAGTTCAACACAGAGCGTCTTGAGATCTTTGATGCAACGATCAATAGCCCGCCGCTGATCAGTAGCAAGGGAAATACCATCAGCCAACAATGAGAAGTGATCTAGGACAATGACCGGGCATTGCTCAGCCAGCACGTAATGTTTAACGGTGGCAACAAAAGAGTCGAAGTCATCGCTGCCGAACTTATCCAACAGATACAGGTGGCCGGCAAACTGATCGAGTGCGGCCTTGATCTCCTCCGGATCGCGCAGTGCACGTTGCTCCGGGGTATCCCGGTAGAGCGGGGTTTGCATCTGCTCTGACAGCATCCGCTCCAGGCTGGTTTCGCAGCTCTCCTCCAGGCCGATGTACGCCACGTTGGTGCCGTTGCGGCAGAGATCCAGCGCGATGCTGCGGGTGAACAGGGATTTCCCAATCCCGGTGCCACCACTGATCATGATCAGCTGGCCGGGCTTCATCCCCTCGGTGACCTTGTTCCAGCCTTTCCATGGAAATGGCAGACCCTGCCTGCGCTCTGGCTTGAGCACCCTCTCCAGGAGATCGGGCGCGTGGATGATGGCGTCAGGACGCTGGATCTTGGCGTTGTTGACGGCATCGAGAATTGCCTGGTGGTCATGGGCTTGCCATGCTTCATTGGCGTCCTTGTAAGGGAAGGCACCGACCACAGCAGCAGTAGGGCCAACCAGCTCGGCAATAGTGGCAGCAGCCTTGCGGCCTGGGTCATCCATGTCCATGAACACCACCACCCGCTTGAACCCGAGGATCCAGGACAGTTGTGCTGTGGTGTTCTTCTTGGCCGAGCCCACCCCATTGATCAGTGAAACAACTACATAGTTCCCTTTGATGCGGCGGAGGGTGAGTGCCTCATGCACCGACATGGCATCAAGCTCACCCTCGGTGATGACCAAGGTGCCTTCGCTTCCAATGTGCTGGCCAAACATCTGGAGCTTGTCTTGGTCACCCTCTCCAATGACGGCAAACTTCTTGTCGCCATAACGGATCTTCTGGGCAACCACCAGGCCGTTGCTGTCCCGGAGGTTGGCGACATGCGCCCCCTCCTGCCTGTACTTGCCAACGCCGTAGTCATACAAGCGAGTTGTTCGCTCAGTGATGCCACGAACCGGGGTGATAAATGGAGTTGATGTGATCAGGGACGACTTGGCGGCTGGCGCGTCAGTCCTAATGTTCTTGGATTTGAACTCATCAAGCAGGCTCATTGATCTGTTGTTCCAAGGTTTTCCGTCAGCTGTGTACCGCTGTTGACAGGAGAAGCAGAAAACAGAACCGTCTGGGTACTGAGTCGCTGCGTCTGTGCTTTCGCATTCGGGGCCGGGACATGGAAGGTGGGACGTGCACCGTTCAGCCATTGCTGCATGAAGTCAGGTGGGATGGGGATGGGGCACCAGGCAATGCCGTGCTTAGTGCACCACTGGGCATAAGTGGTCTTGCTTTGTTTGCTCAACGTCAGATGAGGACGTTGAAGTGCAACAAAGATGGGCAGGCCAGGGTTGTTCATGATCACCGCGAGGAACTTGGTGCGTTCCGCCGATGGCCACCATCCCTTCACCTCCACGTACACCTCACCCACCTTGAAGTCGGGTGTGTACTTGCGGTGCAGGACGTAGGAGAACTTTTCCGTTTCGTACTGGGGGGCGAGGCCCTGGGATACCAGAGCCTCCTCCACCTGTTGCTCCAACTGGGACCGGTGTTCACGATCCTTGCGGGACCGGAGCCGCCTGTTGTAGCGATCGAGCATCAGCTGGCAGCCAGAGCAGCAGCGATCGGGTCAGCTTCTTCGCTGATCCAGCCACCCTCAATGGGTTGCAGTTCTACCTGGGTGGTCTTCAGCTGAGCGATCTGGAAACCCAGGAGCTGAAGCTGCACGCCCTTGGTGCCGGGCATGTCGTAGCAGTACACCTCAAAGATCACCTTGCCGGTGGTGCCGCCGGGGATGGAGCTGACGGACTCTGTGACTACCATGCCGCGGCTGTCATAGATGGACGGGCGGGTGTTGTTCTTGATGTCGCCTGTCTTGGTGCGGTACTGGGCCATCCGCTTGAAGTTCCAGAGCAGGTTGTCTGGATCGTCTTCGCGGCTGCCGTCTTCCAGCTTCTTGGTGCTCATGCGGTAGGGCATCTTGAGCTTGTCGTTGGTGGCAGGGAAGCGAGCATCGGATGCACGCTTATCAGCCAGGGCCTGCTCGATGGCCTCCATCAGGGGCTCAGAGTCAGCCAGGGATAGAACAAATCCAAGGTTCCATTCGATCTTTCCGCTGTTGGGGTTTTCGCGGGGATCACAGAGAGCGCCGAAGACGATGGTGCCCAGAGGGGTGACGTGTTTAGGTGCCAAGTTGGGTAACGATGAGTGAACTGTGGGCGGCGGGACTTACATGAGGCGAGTACCACACTCGTGCCTCAATGCCCGCTGCATGAATGATACGACGTTGTTGAATGCTGTCAACTGAAGAGGAATGGGTTTTCCCCCACCTTGCTCCGGTCCAGCGTCCCCACAATCGGGGGTGCTGGCACCTCCTTCCCGAGCACCATCTCAACCATGCCCTGGTGCCTCGTCAGGTGGTCTACGGAATAGAACCGATGCCACTGATCAT